ACCTTCAGTTGGTTGTAGACAGGCGATGCTATTACCATGTAACTGCATGTAGAAGGCTTCGCTTGTCGTTGTCTCACCTGTTTTGTTGTTAGTCTCAACAAATCCAGTGCGTGTGATTTCTGTGTTCTTACCTGTTCTTTTCACGATACGATCAAGAAAGGCGAAAGCTGAATATTTACTGACTTGTCTCATTATACTATATCCCTGATTGCTAGTTTGATTGAACGCTTGTTGAACTTTGCACCATCCGGCGTAGTATTGTCAAGCCACTTTGCACATAATAATTTATGACCGTTGATATATCCTAATTCATTCACGGCACGATATGCCATCCGATACAATTCTTCATCATTGTTAATCCAAAGTGATACGTTCCATGCGTTCCATGATGGATAACCGTTGTAACCTTTTGCCATTGTCTTATTCTCCCTTGAAATAGTCGTTACAGATTGCAGCAATCATGCTAGCTAGATACAAGGCAAAGCCTGTTGTGCCTAGCACGAATGTAAATACGATAATAAAGTCTAACATGTCAAGCCCTTTTGTTGGTGGTGGTGATAGCTAAGGGTCTACCACCACCCGAATAGATTGTCAACTACGCTACGTTTGTTATATCTTGGCTGCCACCAAACTTGCGATTAGCCAAGGCTGGTAGTGATAGGTAGTGTGATTGCTTACCGAAATGCAAGCCCATAAACGTGCTACCCTTGCCGACACCAAAGCGGTTCTTTGCTACTCTTGGACGATACCCATAAACTGCTAGTGTCTTACCCATGATTTTAAATGTTTTGGTTTTCATTTGTTTATCTTTCTTTTGTTTGTTTCGATTGTTAAAGACTAGTGTATTCTGTTTAGGTTGTCAAACTCTTTTTTAGAATGGGCTAGCAAGGTTGAACGTATCTCTTTTGCGCTTTCTTTTGCCCTATCAAGATTGTCTGCCTTGGCAGTGCGTCCTTTGATGCTTAGAGTTAAGCACAAAGCAAAATGTATAGCAACAACAAAATGCAAAAAAATAGATAAAAAATGATAAGTAGTTGAAAAAATTAGAAAGAAAGTTTGATAGTGTTAAAAATTGTTTCGCATATAATAAGTATAGCAAAAAAATAGATAGAGAGAGACACAAACATGTTGCACAAATGTCACACATGTTGCACATCTGCAACACTCAGGCGTCATATGTTTGACACTGTTGTCAAATGTTTGACATTGACAAACCATGGTGAAGTGTGTTATACTAAAAGGTTGCGCGTGTCGAGGGGGTGTCACGCGTTCTATCCTATTATATACCCCCTCAGATTTTTTAGCAAAATTTAAATCTCTAGTGATCCTTTAATAGTACACTTGTAGTCCACTGTCTTCCAATGTCCGTCAGGAAGTATATCCTCATGTACTACTTTCATTTTAATACATTCTTGTTTATCTTCAAACCACTGTATATCTTGTGTTAAACATCCGTTATCCATACACACAGTTAATAATAATGTCCATATTACTTCCATATCTTTGCCTTATTCTTTTAGCACGGTTGTGTTACTCCTCTATTAGAATAACTACAACGTCTGTGTTACACAAAGCATAACATAGTAAAGGTATAGTTAAACATACTTTAACATATACCTATACTATACTATGTAACAGGGGTCTAGCCTAAGAGGTACAGATTAGAAAAACCCTAAGGATTCTCTAGGTTTATTACCGAAGTTAAAACCATCCATAAACTTGTCTAGTTCTTCCTCAAGTAATTCTTCTTTTCTTGTTCGTATTTCTGTATCTGCATCAGCAGCCATCTGGTCTGACCAGTACTGCACTGCCATAGCAAGTACGTCAAGTCTATCGTCATGTGCTAATGCCCCTCTTTGTTTTGTTATACGTGTCATCTGATAGGCTAACATATACTTAGCAGCCTTATCTGGTGGCATGTGTTGAGTACTGTCGTAGTCCTTTTGTATTACCTTAGGGTCTACAACCAGTCTATGCTGGTTCATAACAGGCTCTAGGGTATCTATTATTCTGTGTTCCTTCTGCTTACTATGTCTAACTTCTTCCATCGTCACAGGATAGGTCTTTAGTAAGTAAGGCTTTAGCAGTTCAGTAAACATACCATCACCAAAGTTACTCTCAACCAACACCATGTTTACCTGATGTATCTTAGCCAAGTCTGTTAGATGTTGCAGCGTACTATTACTATAGCCACCCTCAACACCACCACAGTCAACCACGTGTAGGAAACCGTTTAACATCTTAACAACAGCGTATGCTGTCTCGTCAGAGCCTCTACCAGAGGGGTCAATGGCTAAAACACTACCAGTGTAGTTAGCCCTGCCTATGGTGTCCTCAGGGGCGTAGAACTTGTCCCCTGCTAGTCCTACATTGGGCAGTTCGTTAAGAGGCTTAAAGATACCATACACTAGTTTTTCAGGTGCAGTATCTTTATCACAGGAGTAGATCATTAAGTCACTTAGTTTAAGGGGGTATTTGTTTGCATCAGATAGTGAAGTATCCAACATAAATTGCAAAGCAAAGCCACTTCTACCATAACTTAGTTCTCTTTCTAGTAAGTCTGTGTCATCAAATCGTTTAGGGTCTGTAGGAAGCCCATACACGGCCTCTAGGTTAGTTTGCATAGAATCATACAGGAGAGGAGCCAACCTACCCCCATAAGCCTTCTCTGCGCGTTCTAGGCTAGGGTATCTAGCAGGCCATACTCTCATCTCGTATCCACGTGCTAGTAGGGCATTGTATAGGGACATCTCGTTTTGAGGTGTACCAAGGTAGATAATCTTACCCTCAGGCTTGAGAACAGCGTCAAACTCTTTGACAGTCTCTCCTAGCTTTTCTCGCATCATGTGTGTCATAGAGTTGTTAGGGACTTCTACGTCATCAGCAATGATAATGTCTGCACGGCTACCTGTAAGCTGTCCTGTGACCCCCACAGACTTTACTGAGGGGCTACCAGAGGCTTTAGCAGGTGCTACGTCAAAGGCTATCTTAGACCATCTCTGGCCCTCTCTAGCAACCAGATGCTGGCATATAGGGAGTTCCATGATGATACGCTGAGTAAATGTAGAGAAGTCATCAGCACGTGCCTTAGACGCTGACACAACCATAAACTTTAGCTGTGGGTCTAGGAGTAGTTGATGTACTACGTAAGCAGCAGTGATGTAGGACTTACCTACACCACGGAAAGCCTCAATGATACAACGCTTGGGGCTATCCTGAAGATAGTGTGCTATGTCATATTGTATCTCAGTAGGCTCAGGTAGACCTAAATGCTGCCATACAAGGTATGTAAAGTTTCTAAAGTCTTTAAGTTGTTCTGGTACATTAACCATTATCTATTCCCAAGTACAAACTTTATTTTTTCTATGTCTATTTCTAACTGGTGTACTTTTTCAATAGTATCTTGTACATTCTTAGGTGGCTGAAAAGCATCAATCCACTGATCGTTTTCTTCTACTTCAGCCATAGCTAATTCAAGATTGTGTTCTAAAAAAGAAATTCGCTCTGTCAACCCGAAATAAACCCAAACTGATACGGCTGTAAAGGCAATCATACTAATTAAGTTGCGTAGGGGTATGGTAACTTCTGAACTTTCATTTAACTTGTGGGCTACCTGTTTCATTGTAGCTGTTCTCCAACCTCAAACGGTAGGTCTTGTAGAAGGTTAGCCATAGGACTTTCTGCTGTAATTACATCAAGAGAAGCACCATTGTCTTTAAGAAACTTGACAGCTACTGACAGTTCACTTGCAGTTGCTTCTCCACTCTGTACTCGCATAAGCAGTTCTTTAGTGACTGCATCATGCAAGGTATCCATCAGTTCTTTTTCTGTCATTTTGGTTTTCTTCCCATAGTCTTTCCTATGCTTTTAAAACCTCTAATAGTTCCCTTAATAGCTTTACTAGCATAGTAACCACCAGCAGTTAAACCAGCACCAGCCATACCCTGTGATAAAGTATTAGCTATGTTATAAGCTGTATCACCATCAAGCATTACTTTTTTTTTATAATTATTAGTATTTTTAGGTTTTGTAGGTATCTTCATTACTTTTTTCCAAACATTTTAGTTGCACCCTTAATACCAAAGCTAGCTGATACGATAATACCTAAGGTATAACGATACCAGTCAGGTGTCATAGACAAAGCCTCAAAGCCTCGTTCTACGTACTCCACGGTAAAGGGCAAGAAACAAAGTAGCAAGGGTATGCTGAACAAAATTGTTAAATACTCATCCTTCCAGCTATCCTTTGCACCATCTATTGCTGCCTTATCCCAGTCAATCTCACCAGAAATCTTCTTCTCCATAAGAGAGGTTTCTGCTTCTATCTTAACTAACTTCTGCTTTGCTTTGGCTTTCTTTGTCTCAACAAAGCCTTCCACGGCACTGCTGGCTACGCCAAACAATCCCTGTAGTAGTACACTCATCATAACTGTTGTCCTAATACTTTAAACATAACTCATCGCTTTCGCTACAGAAACCATAACGGTTATAAAAAGACCTATGGCTATTATTAGGATAGCAGTAACTAACACAACAGTTTTCATAGTCTCTTCAAATTCCTTATCTTTCTGTATCTTATATCGCCTAGCTTTAGCTTCAGCTTCTCGTTGTTCTTGTAATCTTTTAGCTCGTTCAGTTAGAATACCTTTCCAAGTACCGTGACCAAAACGCATGTCAACCATAGTGGCTACTTCCTGCAATTTCTCTGCTGCGAGTTTAGCATCTATGACTTCTTTTGCTACAGTATCTACCCCAAACTGATCTCCAAGTCCTGCACCAGACTTCTTGTTTCTGGCTTGTTGGATTTGTTTCTCACCTGTAAACAGGTCATCAATCTGGCTTGCTATTTGTCCAATATCTTGAACAGTGCTAATGTGCGTCTTAATAAAGTCCACACTCTGTTTAACTAATGCAATTCCTGCAAGGGCAGTACTGATAGGTTCCATGATAGTTCCTTATAGCTTCATTAACAGGGATGCAGCAAGACCAACGACTATTACCGTTGACCCCATAATCATAGCTTCCAAACGCCACAGACGCTTGTCTAAGCCAGACAGTTTGTCTTCTACACTTGCGTACCTTACGGCACACTCCTTTTCGTGAGCCTCAAGTTCCAAGGCTACACGGAGTTCTGGTGTGACTTCCTGTGATATCTTCATCAGCCAGCGATTTCCATAACAGTCAGTGTAGATACGCCTTTGTGGTTGTAAGACTGATTGTCAGTTACTCCATAGCTTGGTCTGTTGAT